CTTGTTGATTACCTTTTCTAGATGATGCTGTGCTGGTCGTGCAACCTGCTCTTTAAAGGTTCTATCTTGTGAAAGTGCTGCTGCAAGTCCTGATTCTGATCCACCAAGTTTTGAAATAGGAACCTGATGAGCAATCAAAATATCATCACGATTTTGCTTACGATACTCTTTAAATGAACCATCCTGAATACCATTTTCAATTGGCTCCATTTTAAACTCAACCTTATTTTGATCTGTGTCTCCAGGAAGTGGGATATACAAAGTTCTATGAGATTGAGACTTTAGTCCTGTTTGCAAGAATCTAAACATCTTGTCTTCTGAGTCTCCGCTAAGTTGAGCACCCTTAAGGGTAATGATGTATCTTGGAACAGCCTTGTTCTCAAAGTAGTCAATATTATATTGAGACGCTAGATGATCTCCGACTAAAGATGGAAGTGCAGAAACGATATCTGGTACTCCATAAAATGTATTTAGTGGAGAGTATTCTTTAATATGAATAATCTCATTTGGTCTTGGATCTGCGGTTACTGGGTTTGGATTGTTTGCTGCAAAATTTCTAAAGTAAACAATCTTATTTCCAATAATCTGTAGGAAGCCATCATGTAATCTACGAACACGAATTGTTGTTGCTGGTATGTGTCCAATATATCCGATTTGTCCTTCTATGTTTCTTCCTACTTCAATAAACCCGTTACCAGTTGCTTGAAGGTCTGTGTAAACCTTTTCCATAATCTTTGTAAATGAATCTTCATCATTTAAGTTTTCTAGCCAATCACGAAGTTCAATCTTCATTCGCTCAATGCGCTTACGAGCACGACCAACCTTCTCTTGATCATCGCTGCTTTCAAAACGAAGTGCGGTAGTGTCTGTTAAATCAAAACGATACCCAAGTCCAACAATGTTTTCTACCTTTGCATCAATAGCAGCATGGTTAGCAAAAGATGTGTCATAAAAATTAGCCAACTCATACATATTATATGGTGGAGTAATTACATCAAATAGTCCGTATCCATTACGATATACAGTTCCAGGATTAATCTGCTTTGATGCAGAACTATCTCCAGTTGGCATAGCGTTTGCTGAATCTAGATATGCAGGATCTCCAACAGCCTTATTTGCTACACGGCTTGTTCTGCGTTTAAAGTTTTGGTTTATACCACTAAGATCTTTTAGGTCTTCCCAGTTTTTATTAAATGGGTCCTGAGCAACAAAAGGATTTGGCTCTTTTTCTTGTGTGTTTAATTTTGCAAAAATTGGATATTCGTTACTCATCACTACCGTACCTATCGTGAGTTTGCTGTGCTGCATGCCATGCACCCAAGTCATTCATAGATGGGATGAGTCCTTGCTGCATTCTATCTAATTGCTCAGAATACTCTTCATCTGAAACTCGTGTAAGACCAGGGACGAATACCGCCTCACCGTCACCAGCATCTCCGTAGTACTTTGCAGCATCTTTTAGTTGAGAGATTTTTGATATGTCTCCCCGCATTGACTCAATGTTAAGGACATTTCCTTCTCCATCGGTAAACCACTTGCCGTTTGATTTCTTATAAACATATAGGCCCCAATTGTATTTCTTTTCAATGACCTGACGACGTACATTCTGTACAAGGGGTTTACCAGTTTTTGGGTTAATTAATGCATCCATAACAACCAGTATACCATATTAGACAGCAGAGACGGTTTCTGAAGACCACTGGACATCACTATATACTCGAATAGCGTCTGCGTCTATACTAAGACCTTCTTGATCATCAATAATAATCTTATTAGTTCCTGTATATGAGTCGTAGATTGTTTCTGGGCTAACTCCGTATATTTCTGCAACAGAAACAGACAGCATACCTTCCCACAAGAAGTTATCTATCCAGTACTGCCACTCATAATCTATCAGTCCATCGCTTTTAACCTTAAGCCACGGTCTTGCAATAATTCTTTGGATTTGCTGAAGGTCTGTTGACTGATAGTGTGAGATGTTATTAAATAGCCCTGGTCCATTGATATCAATTGAGCCTATGTAAGAATTAAAGTTAAGTGAGTTAGAGAATCTTAAACCAATTACAGACCATTCTTTTACTGTAAGTACTGGCTCTCGTACCAAAACTCCATTTATAAAATACGATACCCCGTTATAAGGAAGACCAGTGTTATTGTTTATAGCAAATACCCTGGCACGAGTACCTAAATCGTTATTGGTTACCATGTAGAACTGAATCTCTTCTCCCTTATTGTTTATCTTAAACAAAGGAGTTGGAGATCCAGGGAATCTGGACTCATCATACCTATACCATATCTGCATAGCATTAATTTGATAGTTGTTTGCAAGTTGCGTATTTACTGGTATAGATAAGCCACGGTCAGTGTTGCTATCAAAACTACCTCTGACTTCAATACCCGAATTACGAGTCATATATAGATATGGTGTGCTTCCCTTATATATGCTAAATGGGTTTTTTGATTTGTAGTCATAATAAATACCTGACTTTTTATATGGAAATATATCAGTTCCAAATCTAGTTCCAACTGGGTTAAATGAGTTATCATTAAATACCTGAGATGTAACTGCTAAAGACTTTAGGTTAATTGGTTTTGATATGGTTGATCTGCTGTTAAATTCAACCCTATACACAATAGCAAGATTATTGAAGTTAACAGATTTTGTTGGATATAAAATAGTATTGTCAACAACTTCAAACTTTGTTATACTCCATAGTGGGTGATCGTCTATATCGATTAACTTTCCTTGTCTTGCTTTTTCTATTCTAGAGAACGAACTTTGGTTTGCGTTAGCACCATCTTCTACATACTGGAATGTTATATAACTTCTGACAGATGAGGATTCTGTATCATATTCATACACCTTCTCAGTCTTTGTTGTCATGTCTCCATAGTTATTCCAGTTAGTAGATAAAAAATTATCTAACTGTGCATATGTCTTTTGAACAGGGCTAGAATATTCGTTATCTAATTCTTCATACGTCCATGACTCTAGTGGTTGGTCTGACTCTACAACTCTTGATGGTGAAGGATATCCAATATTAAATTGTAAAAAGTCTAGGTCATAAAACTCATTGCCAATGTCATTTTGAACAAACTGAGCAAAGTATGAAAGTGGCATATAATCTTCCCAATAACCAGAAACTCCCACATCTAAGAATAGTTGTCCATATGCGATAGTTGGCAATAGGGTATAACTTGCTGTGTGATTTATTAGATCTGTCGATAATGCATTTTCATCAAATATAACAAATCCATCTTCATCATAAAAATTCTCTATATCTTTGTAGTTAATTTCTGTAGAAAATCCTACGCTGTAGATATTACCAGTGAATGTATTTTCTGGGTTCTCATCTCCAGCAATATACAGTTTTAAAAGATTTCTATTTCCAAAAAATGAAGCAACATTTTGCCCATATCTATTTACCAGAGAGTCAATATTAACACCTACAGAGAAAGGTGTTCCTGATGATATCTCTGCAGTGTGTAGTATTTGTTCCTGCCCACCGTATTCTAGTAAGTAGGTTACTATATCTTCTTCTTGCTTAACAATAAAGCAGTTAGAGTTATCATTGCGATATATTTTAATCAAAGTTTGTGGATCTGCACCAACCCCAGTATCTTCTGTACTAAGAACAGCATATATTGATTTGGTTTGAGATCCAGTTATATCTAAATTGTTAAAACTTATGTAACCGTGTTCAAGGTTCCAGGTAGAGTTGGGTCTAAAAGTTATATAGTTTAGATTGTCTCCCTGATCTTCTAAAGATAAGCAGTCTGCGTATAGATTATCTGTTGTTTTTGACTCCAAATAAATTGTTGGTATAGAGTACTCTGGAGTTTTAATAGAAGATGTTGTCGTTGTAAGATTGTCAAAACTTCCCTGTTGCCACTCTGCAAAATCTGGATAAGAGTAGTTGGCTGTGTAATCTGCAAACGGAAAATCAATAAATGCTGAAGTTCCTCCATAAGAAGAGTTAATTCCTTCTGGAGACAAAACTCCTTGTCCATATACCCACCGTCTTTTGGCTATAGTGGTTGGAACCTGATATGGATAAATAGCAACACAGTCAATCTCAATAGGATTAACATCTTCGTATGCATAAAATCCTAGCCAGTCAACAGACTTTCCAGCAACGGTTTCTTCGGGAAGATCTAGTGACTGTGTATTGATTACAATAGACAAAACCTCTTCGCCATTAACAACAAGGCTAGCAGAGTTTTCTATTAATCTAATTTGTATAAGTAAAGGCCTAAACCATTCTCCAACAAAGTGTGATTTAAAATTATTGCCAATCTTTAGTGTTAAAAAGCCACCCTCTACATACAGCCCGTCTAAAGAAGATATAGGTCCAAATATTCTTTTTGGATTTACAGCATCACAGTTAATTCTTGCCCAGAACTCAACGGTGTAGTCTTTATATCTGCCAGATTCGTTTAGAAATCCTTTTCCTGGAACAATCAATGATGGATGGTTATCTGAATTAGGAAAGAGTTTTGTGACATTTGAAGCACCAAACACAAGTGGTATAGATGTGTTCTTTGCTACTAGAAAATTTTTATCAACAAAATAGTATCCTGAGTTTTCTGATAATCCGTAAGCATCTGCTGGAATTACAAGACTATCAGTATCAAGACCTATTGTGTTTGGAAAATTTTCTGGTGTTATTCCAAGCGATTTTACATTGAACTCTTCAGACCATTGCCCAGCGCTTATACCATTAACATAGAACTGATAATCATCAGTTGTTGATCCACCACTTATTGTTGTAGCCTTTATTACAATTCTAAAAGTAGCAACTTCATCAGGTATGTCAAATGTTCCAGATATAAAAGTCCAGTTAGATGTTAGTGGATCATTAAAAGTTTCTAGCCTCTGAACTATCTGAGAAGATGTTGTATCTGTAAACTCGTAGCCTATAGATATGGAATCAATTAAAGAACTAGTAGAATAAAAATATGTACCAATGCAAAATGTTCCAAAGTTAGTATTTAGATCTGCAAAATTTTTGATGTCTGGACTAATACATAAAATTTCTGAAAAATCACCTACTGGAACATCTCCAGATATAGATGAGGATATGCTTTCGTTAAATGGTGCTAGTGGAGATCCACTTGATGACCCACTAATAACTGTAGCACCGTCAAAATCCCATAAGTCCTCTATGTTTCTTTGTGCTTCAGAAATTAAACTTACATAGTCTGCTTTATCATCTAGAGCCCAAAGCACTAAAGGATGTTCGCTATAAATCTTTTCTGCATACAGGTTGGATGGGTTAGACATTTTTCTCCTATACCCCTATTATAGCAGGCTAGAGTCTAATATAACTTAATCTCACAAGCATCTGTAGAGCAATACTTTTCAGACTCTGCATCAAGATTATCCTTGCCATCATAAATAGCAGACCAGTCAATCTTGCCAATTGTGCCAACGTAAGAGTTATATTGTTCTCTTGTGATTTCTGTATACGGTTGCTGAGGATAAACCTTGTCACCCATTGGTAAGAAAGATACAGCCTTCAGTTGTCCCTCATACATATTTAGTGCAGGAGCAATAAATTTCTTCTCTTCTTCCTTATCAAATGATAGAGTTACAGAAACACCATTGTCTGACCAGTACTTCTGAGCAGTTGCTGCCAAACCAATCTTTTCAAATAGGCTAACTTGCTTTTCAGAACGCTTGTGTCCTGATGCTACTGGGAAATATACTACTGAAGTATTTGCTGATACTAGGTCATCTTCAATTTTATACCCCGCTGCTTTAAACAAGTGAACCATAGGATCTGTATTTCCAAATCTAATAGCACGAAGATAGAACTCTCCTCCAGGTCCCCAGTGAACTCCAGGGGTAGCACCAGAGAGAAGTGAAACAGATCCTGATGGCTTAACCGTTGTTACACGGACTGACTCACGAACACATAGCCACTCAGAATATGAATGATCATATTTACGAATTGTATTATATCCTTCGTCCATCCACTCACGAATAACTGGAAGACCATGCTGGTCAGCAAATGCAGCAATACCTGTAAGAGATGTACCAATACGACGATTACGCTGCATAATACCGTTTGTCTGTTGCCAATGTGTTGGCATAAGCGTTACAGTCTTTCCATAAAGATAAGCAAACTTCAATGTCTTGAGGAAGTCCTCCTTGGATTCATGTCGATTTAGATGAACTTCTACAAGAGTACAAAGTTCGTACGACTCCAATGGCTGCTCCGCACAAGGATTGAAGCCCATAATGCGAGTGTCCTTGTAATCAGGTGCATCCGCAAGACGGCCATAATCACGAGCAACATCAAGCCAGATAAAACCTGGTTCTCCGTTGTCAGCAATTAAATCTACATAGTCTTCATACTTTGTTCCAACTTCAGCAGCAATTGAGTTATTACTCATCCACGCCCAGCCTGGTTTTTCTGGATCGTATGAATTTCTTTCTGGAAACACTTCTGGATTTTTTAGATTAATAAAACCTTTATCTTCTGGCGTACCTAAAGCAAGAGTTGCAGAACGACGAACATTTCCAGAAACAACACAGGTACCAATAAGATTAACAAGATCTACAATAGCACGGCTGTCTAGGGCTTCTCCTGCTCTAGAACCAATTACATTACGAATGCGTGTATGGAGATCAATAAGTGGTTGTGGACCGCTTGCAACGCCTCCAAAGCCCTTAATAGGGGCTCCTAGAGGACGGATAAGGTCGTAGGTAAACTCTTGAACTGGTTGATTCTGACGTAAAAATGAATTAATCAAAAGACGAACAGATTCTACCCAGCCTTCACGAGTATCTGGGATTTCATATACTGAGGCTGGTTCTGTAGGAGCATAAATAGACATCTGCTTGTCTTGTCCAAGGGTATCAAACCCTACACCAATTCCCAGCATTAATGCATCCATTACCCAAGCAAATAGGGCTCCTGGGTCATTGCGATCAAGATCACGAGTAGAGACCATAGCACAGTTTTGGAGGGAAGCAGAGTTACGCTTCTCCATAGTCATAGGGGTTCCAAATGCCCAGAGACCACGACCTGGTGGTGTCCACTTTAATTCAAACATTCTTTGAAAGGCTTCTTGAGCAGACTTTTGTGCCTTGTTATCATTCCATGGAAGGCGGTTATCCTTAGCATGATTTTTCTGTACTGAATACATACCCTCGATTACACGACGACAAACCTCATGCCAGCGTTCCTTGGTTCCGTCTTCCTTAACACGAGAATATGTACGAATAAATGTAATCTCTCCTAATGAGTTAGATCCTGCATCTGAGAATCCAAATGGGGCTGGAGTGTTGTTATATTTATTTACAAATTCATCTGAAAGACGAAAAGAGAATACGGTTTCTGACATTTATTATTTACCTTTCATAGCAAAAATTAGTTGAGTACTTTGCAATTTCCAAAGTAGTGTTAAGTATATCATAGATTTACAAAGAAAAAACCCCGCTTTTATGCGGGGTTTTAACTTCTTAACCTTAACTTTAGGTTAAGTGCTTTACTTTTTATTAAGTACTATGCTGTTAGGTCTCCGAAAGCAACCCATGTATCTGTTGCTCGCTTTACAAGAGTTACTGCAGACCACTGTGCTCTAGTCTTTAGACCAGGTGTACCATTAACAGTTACTCCACCTGCTGGGGTAATTGTGGTTTGTCCTGAGCCTGTTTGAACTACGTGAATTCTTGTTCCGATTGGGAATGCTACGCTTGAGTTTGCAGGAACTGTAAGTGTATTTGCAGAACCTACATTCATTTCAACCATTTGATCCTGATTTGTAAGAATAAGCGTATATGATGCAGTCTCTGGATCGATTGTAACAAGTGAGTTTGCCTTAGCATCAAGTGCTGTCTGTGTTGCAGTTGATACTGGCTTGTTGGCATCTGATGTGTTATCTACGTTACCAAGACCAACATGAGCCTTTGTTACACCAGATACTGTACCAGTAAATGTTGGGCTTTCTAGAGGTGCCTTAGCATCTAATTGTGTCTGAACTGCTGAAGTTACACCATTGAGGTACTGAAGTTCTGTATTTGATACATCTCCAATAGTTGCTGATGTTGCTTCAAAGGCTCCTACTGCAAGTGCATCAAGTGATCCTTCTCCAAATGCTACTGTAGTTGAAGGTTCTGTTGATACTCCCTTAAACAACTT